TTTGGAGACCGGTGGTACGGAGAACTTCAATGGAACAACATTCCAGAACAGCATGAACTCAACAAGTACATTATTCAAGTTTGTGGTGAGTTTGATGTTAAGCTCATCTCTGCTGCTGACAGCCACTATCCAAATCCTGATGCTTGGAAAGACCGAGAGCTTTATAAGCGTATTGGGTGGTTAGGGAAAGGAGGTCTGCCATCTTACATGTCTGCGGAACTTCCTTCTGGGGTTGATGAGATTGGGTATGAACTATATCCAAAAAATGGCCAGCAGATGTGGGACAGTTATATGAAATATTCTGAACTGCTCGGAGAAAAATACGATGATAATATTGTGATGGACTCAATTACGAGAACACATGAAATCGCCCACGAGAGAATTGAAAAATTCTTACCAGATAATAAAGTCAGGCTTCCGAAATTTATTGTTCCGGAAGGAGAGAAAGATATTCACGTTCTGACCAAAAACTGCCTTAAGGGTTTGAAAGAGCGCGGCCTAAACGAGAATCAAGAGTATGCTTCCAGATTAAAAGAAGAACTTGAGGTTATTCGAGATCGAGGATTTGCCAAATATTTCCTCACAATGCAAGCCGTAGCTGATAAAGCCAACACGGTTCAATTAACCGGCCCGGGCCGAGGCTCGGCCGCTGGTTCTTTGGTTGCTTACGTGCTCAACATCACACAGATTGACCCTATTAAATATGGACTTTTGTTTTCTCGTTTTTTGAGAAAGGACGCCGTTGATTATCCGGATATTGATTATGATGTCGCGAATCCCATGGAACTCAAGGAGATGCTTATCGATGAATGGGGTGATGACACCGTAGTTCCAATCTCAAATTATAATACTTTGCAACTTAGGTCACTGGTCAAAGATGTATCAAAGTTTTATGATATCCCGTTCATCGAAGTGAACAATGTAACTGGGAAGATGATATCTGAAGCAACCCCTTTGGCTAAAAAAGCAAACGGAATTAAGACAGGGGTATATACACCCACTTTTGAAGAGGTTATGGAATATTCAGACACTCTCAATAAATTTCTCACTAAGTATCCCCATGTAAAAACTCACATTGAGGCCCTGTTAGGCCAAGTACGTTCTGTATCTAGGCATGCCGGTGGGGTTGTTATTGGAGAGAATTTGGATCAGTGGATGCCACTTGTTTATAGTGGAGGAGTTAGACAGACTCCATGGAGCGAAGGACAAAACGTCCGACACCTTGAACCACTTGGATTTATCAAATTTGATATCCTTGGGCTGGCGTCATTGAGGATGATTGAAGGGTGCATTAGGCATATTTTGAAAAGACACCACAATAATCCAAATCCAACGTTCAACGACGTAAAATCGTTTTACGATGAAACATTACATCCTGACAAGATTAATTTAAATGATCAGGACGTATATAAAAACATATTTCATGACGCTCGCTGGGCTGGCGTGTTTCAATTTACGGAACGCGGAGCCCAAGATTTTTGCAGAAGAGCGAAGCCTAAAAATATAATTGATATTTCTGCAATTACATCGATCTATCGCCCTGGGCCCCTTGGTGCCAATGTCGACAAAACATATGTCGAGGCCAAAAAGAACCCTCAACACATTGATTATCTTAACGATGTGGTGAAAGAAATCACAAAAGAAACTTACGGCTTCTTGATATTTCAGGAGCAAATTGCACTTTTGGCCCATCGACTCGGGGACGGAATCTCTCTTGATGAGGGGAACACACTTCGGAAGCTATTAACAAAAAAGGGAACGGGAGACCATGAAAAGAAAAAGACAAAAATCTACAACAAGTTCGTTAAGGGTTGCATCTCTAAAGGATTATCGCAAGGTCAAGCAGACCGACTCTGGCAAACATTCGAATACTTCTCGGGATATGGTTTTAATAAGTCCCACGCTGTTAGCTACAGTGTTCTTAGCTATCAGTGTGCCTATCTTTTTAATTACTATCCCTCTGAATGGATGGCAGCATTTCTCGACAAAGAACCACAGGCAAGAAAAGAACGAGCTATCAGCACTGCTAAATCAATGGGATTCCGAATTGAACCGTTAAATGTCAACACTTCAGGGCACGTTTGGGAGATATCGGAAGATGGAAAGACACTGATCCAGCCATTAACCTCCATCAAGGGATTGGGAGAGGCCGCAATTGAGCAAATTTTAAATAATCGCCCCTTTCAGTGTGTTGAAGACTTCTTGTTTAACGAAGATATAATTTATAGCAAATTAAACAAGAAAGCTTTAGATGTTCTCGTAAGATCTGGCGCCGCCGATGATCTCGCAGATGAAAGGTTCACCGGCCGAAAACATTTTTGGTCAGCAACAGTGGTCGACCGACCTAAAAATCAGAAGAAGCTGGCCGAAAATATAAGCTTATACGAACCAGAGGGAGATTTTTCCATAGAAGAGATTGTGGCTCATAAGTCAGATCTGACGGGAGTCTTTCCCATGCACCTTGTTGTTGCTGAAGAGGTTCAGGAAGGTCTCAAAACAAAGGGTGTCCCTCCGATATCTGAATATGACCGAGACCTAGAATTGGTCTGGTTTATTCCTAGAGAAGTTATTACTAAAAAGACAAAGAACGGAAAAAAATATTGGATCTTAAAAGTTATCGATAGTAATAGTACACTTACATCTATAAAGTGTTGGGGAGTTCGAGACACAGACAGGATCAAACTTAACAAGCCTTATATGGCTAAGTTAGATTATGATGATCAGTGGGGCTTCAGCACTAGAAGCATATATTACAACTTAAAATTAATAGGATAAAGAAATGAATATAAGTATATACAAAATTAGGCCTGACGCAAAACTGCCACATCGAGCACATGTTGCAGATGCCGGCATGGATTTATTTTATTGCACTGACCCTGGCGCAACAAATTCTTGTGTTTGGGAAAATGGCGATTTTAGAATCCCACCAGGGGAAAACTGTCTTATACCCACGGGAATTAAAATCGAAGTTCCCGAAGGTTATATGCTAGAAATTAAGAATAAATCCGGAGTTGCCAGCAAGAGGCAGTTATTGGTCGGTGCATGTGTGGTCGATCCCGGCTACACCGGGGAAATATTTGTAAACTTGCACAACATAGGGAAATGTACCCAAGAAATATCTCACGGACAGAAAATCGCACAAGCGGTCCTCGTACCAATTATTACGTGCGGAATACAACAGGTTTATACAGATCCCGCCGATAAAAAAACCTCTAGAGGCACCGGCGGATTTGGTTCGACAGGCGAATTTTAAAAAGGAGACAAACTAAAATGAGTAAATTTGAAAGAAAAATAAGAAGAGAACAAGCGAAAAAGAAAAAGAAGGATGCCGAAAAAGAGATGGCACAGAAAACTGCTCTTTTTGGTAAGATACCAGAAGCATGCCTTGCTTGCGAGGAACCATTCGATAAAAAGAATAAAGAAATGGTCACTAGCTGGTATGTTACGGTGCGCGAGACAGAAAATAAAGTGCACTTATATTGCCCTAGGTGCTGGGGATTAGCCACAAAACTGACACAGCAGGTTTTAGAGGAGGAAAACGATGGTGACAATTAATTCTAAAGGAGAGGTTGAATCACACCCAAGAGAATTGCTAAGTTTCGAAGATATTCTCTTGCAACCAAGGTATTCAGATATCAGGAGCAGGAAAGAAATATCAATTGGTAATGGATTGGCCCCGCTGCCAATTATATCCAGCCCAATGGATACAGTTACGGAATTCGAAATGGCTGTAACTTTGGGGAAGCTAGGGGGCATCGGGGTCATACATAGATATAACTCAATTGAGGAACAGGCGAGCATTGTTGGAAGATTGGAAATGGAACCAGACGTCTGGGTACCCGCCGCGGCCGTTGGTATCACCGGCGACTATCTCGAACGCGCCCAGGAGTTGGCCACGCGTGGCTTAAATCTTTTATGTATCGACGTCGCTCATGGCCACCACATTTTGGTTAAGGAGGCGCTACATAATATAAAAAAGGCCTTGTCTGGACACAAAATTCACATCATGGCTGGTAACGTCGCAACGCTTGAGGCGTTCAACGACTTGGCTGATTGGGGTGCCGACAGTATTAGAGTCGGAATTGGAGGAGGCTCTATCTGCAGCACTAGGGTTCAGACTGGTCATGGAATGCCAACACTTCAATCTGTGATAGATTGTGCTCGATCAGATCGAGACGCCCTCCTGATTGCAGATGGCGGTATCAAAAATAGTGGTGATATGGTAAAGGCTCTCGCTGCCGGCGCGGACGCAGTTATGGTAGGTTCGCTCCTGGCCGGTACAGATGAGTCACCAGGGGAAATTGTAGAAACAGCCACTGGAAAACACAAAGCGTACCGGGGCATGGCTAGTAAAGATGCACAAATTGACTGGAGAGGAAAGGTTTCTTCGGCCGAGGGAATATCAACTATGATTCCATATAAAGGCACCGTCGAAAATATAATTGAAGATTTAGCTAAGGGTATTAGAAGCGGATTTTCGTATAGCGGAGCTAGAAATCTAATAGAGTTTCAGGCCATGGCCAAATTTGTAAAACAAACATCTGCCGGCCAGATAGAAAGTTCAACACACATTTTGAGGAGATAAAGTGGATCAACCCAATTACGGAAAAGATAGAAAGAAAATATGTTTTGATAGCATAGATAAATTTCATGCCGATTTGAGGGTTCGACTTCACTATGACGGATTAAAACAGTACGAATTTTTTAATTTGTTAGTAAAATCATATTTGGAAAAAGAGGAAAACATTATGAATTTAATTCTGAGTTATAAAGAACAAAAACAAAAACATTCACGTAAAAAGAGAAAAAGATCCAAAGAATTAATTGAGCAAGGGAGAGAAACAGAAGGTATTTTCGCATTAGATCCTAACGAGATCGAAAGCATATTTGATTTAATAGAAAAGGAGAATTCAGATATATGAGTTGGAATAAAAGACGTTCTTCGTTTAAGAAGACAAATAAAAACGAGAAGTTAAGAGAGTGTTGCAAATGTTGCATTGAAAAAGAAACATCTTGCCCTATAAAGGATTGTAAACACTGGATAGAATATGAAGATGATCTAAATTGTACTTTAGTCGCAATAGAAAATAACGGAAAAATGACACTGCGAGAGATTGCCGATAGGCTAAGAGTTAGCTTCGTCAGGGTCAAACAAATCCAAGATAAAGGGTTGACAAAACTAACTAAAATGAAAAATAAGACAGTTTTAGAACCTTTTGAATAATTTAGGCGCCTTTTACTGTTTTAAAGACTATTTATTAACGTAAAATGTTCTAAAAAACAAACACCAGGAGAAAAACACATGAGCAACAAGAAAGACAATTTACTCAACGAGGGTGCAGTACGCCGTTTTATGAAGCTAGCTTCTATCGACCCGCTTTCAGAGACATTTGTAACTAACAACATTAAGGAAGAGACCGAAGAATTTGAGGAAACCGAAGAGCTTGAAGAGGTAGCTTCTGATGATACCACAGACGAAGGCATGGCATATGCCCGCGACGAGGACGCACCAATGGATGAGCCTCTTGACGCACCAATGGATGAGCCAATGGATGAGCCAATGGATGAGCCCCTTGATGAGCCAATGGACGAGCCTTTAGACGCTCCTGAAGAGGAGGTCGAGGCCTCCGTTACTGTACCAGAGGCCGATGTTGAGGCGCTCCGTACAGCTAGAGATGTAATAGATCAAATTCTTGGTGCATCAGATGCCGGCGCCGAGGGAGAAATGGAAGAGCCAGAGATGGAGATGTCAATGGACGAGCCAATGGATGAGCCTCTTGACGCACCAATGGAAGAGCCTTTGGATGCCCCAGAAGAGGAAGAAGAGCTTGAGGAGACCGAAGACAATAGATTTATTGCAGAGGTTGCCAAGAAGGTTGCAGCTAGAATGGCCGCATCAAAAAACAAAGATGATATTGCAGACAGCCTTGCAGAGCGTATCATGAAGAGATTATCCTCTAAAAAAGATAAATAATTGTTTAATGTGTTACTTTTAGAAATAGCGCCCTCGTGGCGCTATTTTTTTGTTTAATTTTTGTGCGAAGTGTGTTATAATACTTTAAATATAAGAGGTGATACTTGTTAGAAGAACAAGGCTTAACAGAGGTTGTGTGGTTTTTTGCCGGAGTCATGACATATAGGACGCTGGCAATGGTTTTCGCATATACACACATGGCGCTATTCTTGGAAGAAATAAGCCAGCAGAGTTTAAAACTTCTGGGAGTTATTTCTGAAGATGTGGCTTTTACCAGAAGCCTCAAGTATCTGAACCTTGCAGACTCTGGTCTGTCGGAAGAAGAAATAGAAACAATAAAAGAAATAGACGAAAAAACATTTGAAACTTGGAAGAACGCGACTATTTATCATATGATATCAGCTTGGCCCCGGCCTTACAGAAAAATGTTAAAATTCCAGAACTGGCCGGAAGCAATGGATGAATTAACAAAGATTTATAAAAAAAACAGCAAACGATAAAGGAACAAAATGTCACCAATTAAAAGCTCAATAACTAAGGCCAAGCCCCTGGCCTCCGGCAAGGGGAAAAAGAAAAAGGCAGTGCCCGAACCGGAAGAACAACCGGAAGAACAAAATCCAGAAGAGGAAATTCTCCAGGAATTACTAATGGCATCTGCCAAACAACAAGATGCCGGCCCCAAATTTAGAAGCATCAGTCTCTATGGAAACATAGACGAAGAAATAGCAAATGATGTTGTTTTCTCTATGATGGCTCTAAGAGAGTATGGAAAAAGAGAGTATTTAGATGGAGATCCGAATGATCTTGACAACGCGCAAATAGTAACTCTTTATGAGCCCTTTGATTTGACAATTTCTACTTTCGGTGGTTCTGCGGCAGATATGTTCGCAATATACGATACTATGAGGATGGTCAGAAAAGACTGTGATATTCATACCTTCGGCCTAGGAAAAGTAATGTCGGCCGGAGTCTTGCTGTTGGCTTCAGGCACCAAAGGAAAAAGAAGAATCGGAAAGAATTGTCGTGTCATGATACACAGCGTTGTCGGAGGATCTGCAGGTCAACTCCACGATTTGGAAAATGAAATGGAAGAAATGCGATGGATTCAAGAAAAACACATTGAATGCTTGGTGAAAGAGACAGATATGACAAAAGCTTATCTCAAGAAGTTATTAAATAGAAAGGTCAATGTATATCTCACTGCAGATGAGGCCGTGGAGTTAGGTATCGCAGACGAGGTTGTATAATTGCCCATTAGCGATAAAAATTTCTATAATTTGTCCTCTGCGGAAAGGTTTGGTTGGGATCCGTCATGGTTTTGTTGCGAAACCTTTGATGATATACTAATTAATAATGTTATAGAGTTTCAGCGTACCCACGGCCTAGATGCAGATGGGCTAGTTGGACCAGCAACATTTACCAGAGCGATGACTGAGAGAGAAGCAAAATTCGAACTGGCCATGATGGCGCTCGCGGAGAAATCCGAAGGCGCCCAGAAATATATTTCTTGCAACAGCGAGAGAATTCCCATAGACTGGGACAAGGTTGTTGGACTTCATGGTAAAGGATCGCTTAAACTCCCACATTCAAACTTTAAAAACTATCATAAAAAAGTTAGAGATCCACAGATGATCGTAACTCACTGGGATGCCTGTCTATCAGCAGCATCATGTCACAGGGTTTTGAAGAAAAGAGGAATTTCGTCTCATTTTGTAATTGACAATGACGGTACCATATATCAAATGGTTGATACCCAAGATATTGCTTGGCATGCCCCACCTGTAAACGACTTATCAATTGGCATTGATATTAGTAACGCTTATTATATGAAATACCAGAGGTGGTATAGAAAGAAGTTTGGCAACAGGCCTGTTCTTGAGGACTCAACTGTGCACGGAGTAGATCTTGGCCCACATCTAGGATATTACCCTGTTCAGATCGAAGCTTATAAAGCTTTGGTATCGGCACTTAGCAAGCATTATGACATTCCTCTTGAGTGCCCAACCAATGGTGATGGGACTTTGTTGACGAAAGTAAAAAGTTCTATTAAGAATTTTACCGGTACCGTTTGTCACTATCATGTATCAAGAAAAAAGATTGACTGCGCGGGCCTGGATCTTATGAAGATTCTTGAGGAAATTAAGGATTCTGGGGACTAATTAGAGGCATGGATATATTTGAAAAAGCAATTAACGAACACTTCGAAAGAAACAAAAGCAAACTAAGTTTTTCGAAACTTATTGAAATGGTGGAATCTGAACTTAAAGTGCTTGAGTCGGTCATCCCTGGCGCAAAAGATATGTTGACAGAGGCCGGCCCACAGACGATAACAGTCGATGTTATTCCATCAATCCCGGTATCGGAACTTGGGTGGTCTGACGTTCGAACAACAGACAAGGGTGCCCAGGTCGACGGACCACAAAGACAAGCCTTGATTAGTTATTTGAACAACATCAAAGGTTCAACCCTGCAAGAAAAATTAAGTTCGCTTAATCAATTTTATTCCGAAGGTTTAAAATTACCAGGAAATACTTCTCCAGCTACGAAGGTGTCAAAGATTTTGTCTTATTTAGTATTTTATAAAACACTTACATCAATAATTCAGAACTTTAATGCTTCTTCTGCTGGGTTCTCTTTCGAGTCTTTCCTTGGCGCGATGCTTAATGGTAAGCAGGTTCCAACGGGCGAAGGTACGATTGCTGATCTTATTTCTGGAAATGGAACTCCAATTAGTCTAAAATTATATTCTGAGGCTTCTGTCGAAGTCGGTGGAAGTTTCACAGATCTAGTTGGCGACCTGACAAGAGACCCAAGGTATATGCAGTATATTGTTTGTATGAAAGATTTGGAAGGAAGGGGTATGGACCAACAAGGGGCGATCTCTTGGTATAGATTTAACTTTACCCTTGACAATGTGACAAACATAATATCACAATCGAAAGACGAATCATCCAGATGTATACAGTTACCAGTTTCTTGGATGGAGGCTATCCAAGCCGGAAATTCTGATTATGATGTGGAATCGGTTTTACCATCCGGCGACAAAGCACCTTCTCCTGAAGAGGTAGAGACTATGTTTGTCGACAATGTTAATACTTTGATTAGTAAAACTAAAGGTATTGATTTAAATGCTCAAGAAATAGAGAATCTGGTGAGTGTAATAGATTTTGCAAACAAGGACGAAATGTTTCTTACTGTCAAGCGTGGAGATCGAAACTTGGGTGTGGTCAGGGGTTTATCCGCCATGGCAAAGAGTTCTATTACTAGAGCAGTTTTTGGTGCTGGCCTGGTACCAGATGCCAAAAACACAAAAGATCCATTTTTAATCGCTCTAGTCAACATAGTCCATGCGGCCAACGAGGTAATTAGAAAAGAATTTACTGCCAAGAAAATTAAGTCCAAAAGAACATCGGCCTTGAAAGAAATGAAGTGGGCTTCCATCGAGGATTCTGTCAGTTTTTATAACAATCTCTCGCCAGAACAAAAAATGGCCGCACTAAGGAATTCTCAAGGATTTTTAAAGACATATCAATTCTCTTTGAATCGTGGTCATGTATATAACATCCAGAAATTTGCAGGAGATCAAACTTCAAATTTATTCGATGAAGGTCAGTCAGACGTAAAAATTGGAGTGACGAACGTTGGTCAAAAATATATTCAGGAAATGCTTGATAGAGTTGTTTCAGAAATTAATGATTCTGTATTCGTAATCGTTGAGAACCTCAAGGTACTGACTTCCAGCTTAAATTCTTATTTTGCTGGAGGGTTAAAAAAAGATAGGGACGCTGCAACTGCCATTAAAGCCTCAAACACAATTGAGGGCAAAACAGAAGAACTTCGTCCTGCTGAAAAATAATCCTTTACTTTTCTGAAAAAAGTGTTATAATGGTAACACACAATCGAGGTTTAAATGACAAAACATTACTGTTCGAAAGTCGAGCTTCAGGAAAAAATCCTAGCCGGCGTAAATAAATTAGCAGACAACGTAGCTAGCACTCTTGGTCCCCGAGGCCGAAATGTTATTCTGGCCGGGGAAACAGGATCCCCGGTTATTACAAAGGATGGCGTAACCGTTGCCAATTTCGTTGAATTGGAAGATCCAATAGAGAATGTTGGCGCCCAGATCATGAAACAAGCTGCATCAGAGACAAACTCTACAGCCGGCGACGGGACCACAACATCGACAGTTCTTGCCCGGGCGCTCTTCAGAGAAGCACAAAAATATCTTGCAACAGGCGCCTCGCCGGTCGAAATGAAGAGGGGAATGGACAAAGCCTTAATATGTATGCTTGAAAACCTAGACAACCTATCAAGCCCAATATCTAGCCAAGATGATATTGAACACATCGCAACTATTTCAGCGAACGGAGATAAGGTAATAGGGAGAATTGTAGCTACTGCTGTCGATTCTGTTGGAAAAGACGGTGCGATAACTGTCGAAGAGGCGAGGTCATTAGAGACTAGCTTAGATCTAGTCGAAGGGTTTAGATTTGATTCAGGGTATGTCTCTCCCCAGTTTGTAACCGATGATCGCAGGGGAACAGCGAGATACGACGATCCATATATTTTAATATGTGACTCCCAGATAGAGACTGTGGATGAAATCCTTCCGATTCTTGAAGTAGTGGCCCGCGCAGGAAAGCCTCTGGTAATCGTAGCTGATGATGTTGAGGGCCAAGCTCTTGCAGCATTAATTATGAATGCGGTAAGGGGAACAATGAAGATTGTTGCAATAAAAGCTCCTCGTTATGGTGAAGAACGAAAGGGAATCATGAGAGATCTGGCAATTTCTGTTGGAGCAAAATACATAACCAGGGAATCCGGAAAAACTCTCCATCAGGCAACTTTGGAAGACTTAGGGACGGCAAAGACAATCGAGATAACAAAATTCAATACTACAATTGTTGGAGGTAATGGCAATCTTGAGCAGATTGAAAAAAGAATTTCTACCTTGAAGGCCGAAGTAACAGCGATGGACGATTTATACGAGTGCGAAAGAACCCAAGAAAGAATAACAAGGCTAGCCAGCGGAGTTGCTATTATTCATGTCGGTGGTTCAACAGAGATTGAGATGATTGAAAAGAAACATCGAATAGAAGACGCCCTAGAGGCCGTGAGATCGGCGCAATTAGACGGCGTTGTCCCCGGTGGCGGAGTAGCTCTGGTTACTGCGGCAAAGTCTTTAGACGTCGCCACAGAGAATGACGATCAGTCTCTTGGAGTCAGGATCGTCGCGGAGTCTGTTAAAGAGCCTATCAGGCAAATGTCCTTAAATGCTGGAGAATCTCCTGATTTGGTCATCGCGGAAGTACTGGCTGCTGCTGATGGTTTTGGATGGGATTTTTCAACATCGACTGTAGTTAATATGACAAATAGCGGTATCATCGACCCAACAAAGGTTACAAAAACAGCATTAAAAAATGCAGTATCTGTATCTTCTACTCTTATTAATACTAATTATGCTATCATCGATAATGGGTGATACAACTATTTACTATTGGAGAGCAAAGTACAATGAATCTAGACCCAACAGCATTGATCGAACTTAACGGAAAATTAGAGAGAATGATGGATTCTCTTGATGCTATGAAAGATAAACAAGAAGAAATGGCAACAGGAATATCTAGAATTAAAGAAGCAGTTTACAATCCGGACGAAGGTGTATACGCTAGAATCAAAGAATGTGAAGCGCAAATAAAAGAACTTGAGAACTGGAAGAGCGTGCATTCTCGTCTTATATGGATCGTTGTTACTTCTTTATCTACCCTGGCAGTAGCCTCTGCCTACGCTAATATGATGGCAGGATAGAATGAGTGATGATTTTTTTAAAGGATTCGAGGAGCTAGAGCAGGAAGAGATCTTAGATTCTGATGTTTTAAGAAGAATAAATTCTCTTTTAAAGTTTAAGGGTTTAAATTCCCACGATGAATCTTCCCTTGAATCATTGAGGGAATTTTATAAATTAAACAATAGCCTAACTTTAAGACAGTTTAGTACACTCTCTCAATTAGAAAATAAGATATCTCACGAAGCCCAAGAAAAATATGATAAGTGGCGAGCGGAATACACAGAAGAAAAGAAAATCAAAGCAATAGTATGTGCTAAATATTACAGAGCCAATCCTCCATATTTTTCTTCTATCGTTGACAAGATATTACATGAAGAAGAATATGTCCCCACAGAGGCTCATTGGAAATCTCTTTGCGAGAATAAATTTGCTGTAAAAGTTTTGGCATCTACGTTTTCGGAACCATTGTATGAGATAGGGTCGATGGTTGAGGGAAGAAAAAACGCCCCAATAGAATATAAAGAAAAATTGTTTTCAGTTATGGCCACAGATGCCCGGGCAGTTGTGAGCGCAGCGAAAGGCGCAAAGATTTATTTGCTACTTCCATTCAAAGGAGGCTCAGTTATAGAATGTGAAGAAAGATATATTAAGAAGGCCAAACAAAAGAAATAATTTACTTTACAAATTGGGAAATATTTGATACTATATTAATGGAGAAAAAAAACATGCCAAGAGTTACAATAAGATATACTGCAGACCTAGAAGAGGTTCCATCAATCACTTCTGGATTATTCGAAGATTCCATAGAAGCTGTTAAATTAGCTGCTGAGTTGTTAGAAAAATGCGCACGCGATGCAGAAAACAAAACTAGAACAGAACAAGTTATGCTAGCAGTAGAGGAGGCTCGCCAGAATCTAATTAAAGCCGACCAATCAATTCAGGATGCGACAGATCTTTTAAGCGGTTATGAATCCGCCAAGAGAAGTCTCGAAGAAGACAGCAAGCGCCCAGAAAGACCACCAGCCCCTCCAGTGCCGGCCACAGAGGAAGAGGAAGCCGAATGATAAGAGAGAGAATCGATCAAGGTCAGTTAGCTTTTCTCCCGTCCGATGTATTGCTTATACAGTGTTCGGCCAACGGAGCGGTCTCTACATGGCGAAAGTTAAAAGAGCCTCGCACACTCCTGGTCCTGAACAAGGAGGAAGATTCTCCTTATTTTAAAATTTTATATGATGGGGAATCCTGGCTTGCGAGAAGCCAAGATCTCTATCCGGTTTAGGAGTTTATATATGATAAAATTAGTTGAAGTTTACGAGACAGCAAATCCTCATTCCAGTGACGCAAAAAAGGGTTTTTCCTTGAGAGAGACTTTCATTAACCCGAATCACGTCGTGTGTGTGAGAGAAGACTTTGCTTTTAGAAAAAAAGTAGAGAATGAAGAAGCGCTTCAGGATTTAGATAAGAGACAAAGGTTTTCTAAAATCTATATGGATCGCGGCCACACTGGAATTGATATGACAGTTGTCGGCTCCCCGGATCAAATTTATGAGACTATTAATACTAAAAGAGTATTGAGAGGGTGATGATAAAAAAATCTTCAAAATACCTGTCTATGGAATTCGTTATGACACAGGTTGAGAGAACAGGTATTTTGAAAGATTGTATTCAAAGTCTTATCTGTGAACATGTTGATAATGACCGGTCATGGTCCCTAGATCTAAACAGGTTATTATTTGATTATTATGCACAGTTAAGTAACTATCTAGATGTTTTAGTCGATGTTGTAATGGCGCCCATAGTAAAAAATCCAAAAACTAATTCTGAAGACTTTTGTGTTTCAAAAAAGCAAGTAGAATTCCTTCGAAGTATAGTTGTTTTGATGAAAGCTCTTGACACACAACTATACGAAAAGCACAATATTTCCTTGACAATTCATTAGAAATATGTTAAGGTTGCTTTTGTTGTGAAAACTACTATTTACTGTAAGTTACTGGAGATTCAATATATATGAGAACAACAAAGTCTAAATTGAAAGCGCTGATCTTAGAAGAACTACTGGCCATCGACCTTATCGAAGAACTACCGGAGGTAAGGGAGAAAACTATCCGTGAGGAAATTAAGAATATAGTTTTAGAGTTTTTGGAAGAAGGCCATGGCCTTGCTCCGCTTCCGCCAACGCCAACCCTAGAGCCATGGAGAGACTCACCACATTTCAGTGGCGCCGTTGATAAAGCGGTTGAACAACTGTGGACTAGTCTTCATGGTGACCAGCACCCCGAACAACCGGTAGCAGTTGCAGAGGGGAGGCTTCAAATGTGGAAGCGCGATGCGGCAAGAACATCAGAAAGAGTCGAACAATGGGAAGAAATTGTGAAAGAACTAAAAAAGAAGGCCGGCCGACACCATGGGGTTTAAGATAGACATAAAATTAGCATTGACTCTGGCCGCTCTCATCGCTGGTCTCGGAGGGTTTTATTATACAACTCAAATGCGGCTAGACAGCCTAGAAGGAAGCTCGTCGGACTCCTCCCTCTCCGAGGAAGTTTCGAGCCTTAAAAAGCAGGTCAATAGACTGTCAAAAAGAGTAAAAAAGTTGGAAGAAAAATAATGTTTGACGAAAAAAAATGGAATAAATATCTTTACCAAAAATCTTTGAAAGAAGAAAACGTTGAGACTATAGAAGAGTTCAAAGAGCCCGTCGTATACGAAGCAAGAATAATATTGAATGTTACGGGAGATAGAAACATAACTGATATTTTAAACGATGTTAGAGCAATAGAGGGCATAACAGTGGTCGACACTGAAGAGACTAGACAATTTCTTGGAAGGAAGAAGTCGGTCATCAAGATGAAATATCTGGTTGTTAATAAATTGCCCCAAGAATATAAAGAGTTTCTTAGAAAAGCCCTCCCGAATGTCCATGGAGTTACCGCCGCAAGAATTGTTTTTGCCCGACCGGTCGGAGGTTGATGTGGAATTGCTATCTACGCACATGTGTAAAGTCAATGATGTTGGCTATCATGGAACTTTGTTTGGAGGGTTCATGCTAGCATGGCTGGATGAAGCAGCAGTAGCATATGCTTGTCAGGTTTGTGAAACGCCAAGGATGGTAACAGTTTCCATGGACAAGGTAGAATTTCTTAAGCCAGTCAGGCCTGGCCAGATAATTAAGGTTTACGGAGAAGTTATTAATTTTGGGACAACCTCTTGTCTATTAAAAATAGAAGCCCGGAGACACAGCACTTATAACCAGAGCGAAAAGGTTGTATGCCAAACAAATATGAAGTTTGTTCGCCTGGATGGCGACGGGGAGCCGGTGCCAATAAGGGCCGATGTAAAAATTAAGAAAGAAAACATCTTCCGAGAGGTTACGAATGAATAAAGAAAAAAAAGACTGGTTAACTTTCACGGTCGAAGAGGTAACACTACCAAACGGAATGAAATTAAGCGGCTTGAAGGTTGCCGTTAATGATCTTCAGGCTCTACGCGCAGTAAAAAACAAAGTTAAGGGATTTTTAGAAGATATAATGAATTTGAGAGGAGTACAATAGAGTGAGAAAATTAAGACCATTTGTTTTTGAGAATAGTATAGTTCCGAAAATAATATCAATATTTGCGCCTGTTAGCGTATATGCTGTGGCCTTCGGGCCATTCACATGGTATCGAGGAAAGGCGCATCCTGTAATTAAAAATCACGAGAATATACATTTCTTCCAACAATTAGAATTGTTGTTTGTTTTTCAGTGGATTTTGTATGGACTCTTTTGGTTGATAGGGCTGATTAAATATAAAAGCACTGTTTTAGCATATGCTGAAAACCCTTTTGAGAAAGAAGCATATTTAAATCAAGAGAATCTAAACTACCTTGACCAGAGAAGATGGTTTTCCTGGTGGAGGTATTTATAATTGATAGACACAACATTAGAGAGATGGAAAAAATATCTAAGAGAGGCTAATTCCGGAACAATTCTTGCGATCTTTGGGCCATCCGGCTCCGGAAAATCCAGACAAAAGAATATTTTCAAGGAGCATGGGTGGAATGAGATAGTTTCTTATGTGACTCGCCCTCCCCGGGGAGAAGAAGATGTTGAATATGAGTTCGCAACCGAAGAAGAGTGGAAGGAAGAATTCGAGCAGGGAAATTTGATTAATTGGAATGAGTACGCTGGAAATTTTTACGGAACAAAAATTTCAGATTTCCGAAATGCAAGTAAGTCTATCTTAGTTACAGATGTTACTAATGTTGATGGTTCTCGCGGAGAAAGGGATCTAAACAATGTTGCAAGAAGAGAAGGAAAGAGATTAATATTAATCTTTTCAGCCCCACCTGCAGCAAAAGAATTAATTAGAAGGCACAAAGAAAGACTAGATTCGGGAGAATATTCTAGCGAAGAAGAGTATCAAACTCGGGTACAAAAAGCTAGAAAAGAAGCAGAAGAAATACAGGCGACAGTAGACTCTCTGGGCGCCCCAGTTTATACCATCTATGATGATGAGGACGCTGAAAAAATAGCTAGGGATTTATCTTAAAGAGGACACTATTTATGTTTATGGATAAATTTGTCAAATATAGGCTCATATTATCGATTTTGAGCCTTTTTATGTTAATATCCATAATGCGATGTGAAAACTTAAATGCCGCCGAACCAAAGGCAAAATTTTATGATTTTTCGGAACAGTTGATCGATGGAGAAATCAAAAAGCCAACCGCTCTCTATATGGACGTGCGGCAAAAGGTAAAGTTTCAGAGACTCCTGAGACTTAAAAGAGATTTCCACAGAGATTTGATGAAGACAACAAGAGAGAGGGTTTTTAAATGACAGATTTTATGAAAAACTGGAAAACCTTCTTGACAGAAGATTTACTCATTGAGAGCCGCTTTTCCGACGCACTTGCATATGCTCAAAACTTCAATAAGGGCGCCAAACAATTCAGGGTCAAAGACGTGCTTGATCAGATGTCGGATGAGCAAATTGCCATCCTCAAGAAGGGAGCAGAAAGAACGATTGAACATGCAAAGGAAGTCGACCCAAGCGGAGATAATAAATATCTTATGTGGCTTGCACGCTTCGTTAGAAAAGATATGATGAGAAGGCTCCAGAAATACAGCAAAAATTGGGGCACAAGTCCAATCGCATGGAATGATGCCAATGCTCCGGAGGACAGCACTTTCCACCCGGACAAAGTGGCGGAAAGTATTGCCGGCTACATGTATAATGCGCTCGATAACCTGCTGCCCTCCATCCAAGACTATCACACCCTGAAACAAAAGGGCGCCATAAAAAAAGATATATATGACTTTGACCCCACAAATGAAGTCGGAGATTTTAAAGGCGCAGTTGAAATTGGAATGCGCCAGTTGAAAGACAAAGAGGAACAGAGCAAATTAAAGAAACAAGCTGCTGGCGAAGCAGACGATCTTCTTGAAACCGAAGACTACGCAGTCATTCGCCCCAACACCGAGGGAGCCTCATGTTATTATGGATGGGGAACGAAGTGGTGTATTTCAGCGAGAGAGTCGCGAAACTATTTCAATCAGTACTCTGGCGAGGGCAAGACATTTTATTTTGTTATGTTTAGACACCTTCCAAATTCTAGTCCATACAAAAAGATGGCACTTGTATATGGGACGAATCAGGGTCATGACACAGAACCAGAACAGGTTTTTGATGCAACCGACGACGAGACTGGCGATATTGGCTTAATCGAAGGTATCACCGAGAATTTACTCTATCGCGTATTTCGTAAAAGTGATGTTTTTGCAAAAACAAGAAATAAAATCAAAGGTCTGAAGAGCGAAGAAGATCGAAATGAAAGACTCGATGGTATGAAAGATATGATCGCCAGAATAATTGAAGACCCAACAGAGGACGATATCCCTGACGAGACGGTCCTGAAAATAGCGAACTATCTTTTCCCAAATACCTACTCCGAAGTAATCGATTTAGAAATTCAACCTCTCCAAGAAAAGTTTGACGAACTTATACAAGAGGCCTACAACGACATCACAGGCAACGCGGCCTACCACAACGAAGAAAATCCCGGAGGCCCAAAACACGATGACTACGATAAAGTGTTTGATCAGTATACCCCGTTCAACAACGTCTACGTAAACTACGACGAATACGACACAAACTCTTGGTATTGGGAGGCTAGTTTTAGGATTGCCCTAGGCGATCCTCACTTCGCAGATCTCAGACTTCCCGAAGATACTGACATGGATGACTTTGCAGATGTTGTCCACAAGGGCATCGATGGCGCCGGCATATATCCGGATGAAGTCGAAGCTGACGGTTATGATGACGAGGTTAATGTAAGACTCACGCCGGATTACGACGAGCAAAGTGGCATCGATGGTTTCGAAAGATTCCTTAGCAGAATGAGAGACGTAGATGATATTCTCGAAAGCGAAGACTTTTGGGATTCATTGGCAACAACTTTAATGGACTCTGGATTAACAGCCGGCGGCCTGAAAGAACTAGAAGATGAACTCGACAAATTTGATTTTAAGAATGTAGAATACGGCATGGAAGGCAAGGTATTCACTATTATGTTGGAGTTGGATCCAAAACTCGCAAGACCAAAAGGAATTAGTGGTCTTTATTTCGGTCGCATGATAAACACTTTTACTGGCGGCGCCCTGGCCGGCCCTAAGCTGGGTGACCCAGAAGTTGGCAGTGCACCCAGCCTCGCCCCGTTTAAAGCCACCAATATCGCTAATGCTATTGGAGAGGAAACTCTTAGTAAAGTTGAGCAGGCAATCGAAGACAAATACGAAACCTTTTATAAGCAATTAACTCTTCCTGGCCTAGCCCCCGACGCATCAGCAGCAGAGCCGATGGATTCTCTTCCGTTAATAGACATGGAGTTTACTCCACGTCCGGACAAGATTGATCTTCGTACTCCTGGAACGGAGAAGGTTCCATTTGCATCAAAAGAGCGCGACAAGGGTGGAGCAGGAATCAACATTGATTATCCTTATGATCTTGTTCTCAAGATAACCAACGAGGAATACTGGGAAACAGCAGGCGCCGACGAAGATGAGCTTAATGCGCTAATCGCTTTCATCAAGTGGATCGACCAAGATAAAATTAAAGATCAAATCGAAGCTATGCTCCAGGAAACCTTGAATGACGCTGTGCTTAAGTATATGAAGGACAACCCACAACAAACCGCGAAGGATTTGGAGAAGAAGGGTACTGCTACACACTTTGCCGACGTTGAAGATGAGCCACAAGTTGCCGAGCAACTTAACGAGCTTTATAAAAGATGGGGAAAAATGATAAAATGAAAGAGACCTTTTTCATATTATATGTAATGCTCTTTTGTTTTGTGGGTGCTTTCGCTGCATGCAATCCCGATGTGGTCAAACAGTGGTCTACGGAAGAAACATCAACAAAGATTAAGCAAGTTACGATATATTCTACATCGTGGTGTGGCTGGTGTGTAAAAGCGAAAAAGTTCCTAGATGATTACGGCGTGAAATACACAGAAAAAAGTCTGGAAAGTAAAGAAGATCGTGAAGAACTAGTTAAAATTGCGGAAAAATTAGGTTATAATGGAGAATTGAATGCCGTACCATTATTTATTGTAGGCGAAGAGATTATTTTAGGATTTAACCCAAAAGAACTAATGTGCAAAATAGGATTGAAGAAATGTACCTTGCAACATTTCCAGAGGGCCCGAAGTGAATTAAGGAGTCACTAGCATGAAAATTACAAGACAGAGATTGAGCGAAATTATAAAGGAAGAGATTACATCGATTCAGGGAGAAGATACTCCAAACGAATCCGCATATTCTAATATCATGGACCACATCGTGCCAATTATTCGAGAGGCTCTTGGACCAAACGCCAATCTCTATAAAGTATTGACCGGAATGGCAGAAATGTATGCCAGAGATGAATGGTACGAAGACGACGCCGGCCACGAAGTTGTATATGAGGGCGGCGAATCAGATGAAATAATGACAGCCCTAGAAGAGATTCCAGAGGTAGCTCAAGAACTTGCACAAGAAGTCGCAAGTGAAATCGAAAAATTAGTTGAACCAATCGAAGGGTTGGAAGCAGGTGTTTTGCTACAGGCTGTAGCTGCACTATTATCATCGGAGTAAACAAAATGAAACTAACCAAATCACAACTTAAACAGATTATAATGAAAGAAATGGACGAGGGCCTAAGCGACTTTGTTGGAAATATTAAAGGAAAAGCAATGGCTGGACTGAAAACATTGGTCGACCCTTTTAAGGATGCTACAGACAGGGAACTTGAACTCGATGTCATGAAGAATATTATACAAAAGCAAGTCCCAGAAGGGACGGACCTAAACGACGATGAAGCAGAAAAACTAATTGATTTTCTTGTAGCGGCTTTTCTTAAGTCCCCATCCATGCAAAAGAAATATCGGGGCGATAAACATTACGCCATGGATTTAGCGGTAATGGCTTTGTCAGATTCCTCCGCTGGAGCACCAGGACCGGTCGCAGAAAACAAAATGAAAATCACAAAATCACAACTTAAACAGATTATCAAGGAAGAGCTTTCAAAGGTATTAAACGAGACAGTATTTGATGCTATACCTGATGTAGAG